CAGTAAACAAAAAAATCAAGCATTATGCAGGCTGTTTCTTTTTATCACCGGCCACAGCAATACCACAATGCCGCAGACCAGCACCCCATCCGCCAGCACCGACATGATTCTGCTGGTGAAATCCACCATCACCACCAGAAACAGCAGGAGTGCAGCCACAGCCAGGCGCAGTTTTACCGTCACTGGTGATTCTCCAGACGAAGACCCAGAACACCGGCAATCTCTTCCAGCACCTTGCGCTCTTCCGGCTCAATTTCGCCGTCTGCCTCCGCAATGGCCACCGCCACATCCAGCACATCTTCCGCTTCACGCGTATCGTGTTTCACATCCTCGATCTCACGTAACGCCGCACGACGACCAATTTTAAAGTTCGTATCCAGCTGACCGATAATGGTTGCGCTAATCGCATTAATTTCTGACGTAAACGCGGACAGCGCAGGCTGATTACGCAGTACCTGTTCGATCTTCGCTTTCTAGGAAGCCTCACATTCACCATCTGCACAGGCCACCAGGTAGGCAGCATTAATAACCGCCTGTGCCAGATCGCGTTTCTCAAACTTTCCTTTTTCCGGTTAACGTGACACACCAATAACTCTTGTCGAAAAAGCCAGCAAGCTGAAAGACCGGTATTCACAACCACCAGCGCGTTTACTGTACTGGCGTGATTTCAGTCATAAAAAAACCCGCCTGGCGACGGGTGTAAAAAATCTTCTAACGTCAGGCATAAAACGCCCATCGTTAGGGCAAATTTACCACAGATTCGGGAAAAATCAACAAAGCTATCTGGTCACCTTTTTCAGTTGTTGTTCTGCCCATGCTTCTTCAATATCAAACTGCACCACCAGCGTATCGTAAAAACGTTTAACTGTTTTTTTCCATGTATCAAGAGATATGGCATCGGTTACATTACATATGGCATTAAATGCCTCCGTTGAAGGTAATCTTTCATAGCCACGACCACCACAACGCTGGCAGTCTCTGATAACAGGCATACCACGTTTTACCGACTCTTCACGATGAATGGCAACACCGCGCCCACGACAATCTTTACAGGCGGTGGAAACCTCCCCCTTCCCTCCACACTCCGGACAGGCAACTTTTACCACCTCCCTGACTTTTTTCCATTCCTCCCAGTAAGACGGATACACGCCTTTTGTGCACTTTGCCCACACTGGCGGCTTACCATCCGGATACTGGATCTTGTTTGTAAAAACCTCGCTTTCAATAAATTTTTTTCCGTGACAACAGGGGCACTGTTTTTTGCTCGCCGCGCTACGGGCATAATCTTCAAACGCATACGAAGCCATAATACGCATCACTGCCGGTTTTATTTCTGCCGGGAGTTTTCTTAACGCCGCCACGCGATCACACCGACTGAGTGCATATTCTGTCAGCAATTCTGTTGCCCGCTCTCTGTCATTCATACTAATGCCCATTTTCCCAAGGAACGCAGAAAACCCCATCTCAGCCCAATTCTGTGTCATGCCCTGCGCAGCCATCACATCAGTGATACTCAGCGTATCTTTCGACGTTGAGGCCGATGCATCAGTCAGGCCGGGGGATTTTGGGGAGTAGTATTTCGGTAAATCTTCCAGTTTCATTTTTTGACCTGCCCTTCAAGCATTATGGGGTAAATCTTCACCCCCAGACGTCCACCAGATACTGGCTGAGCACGAACGATATTGATTTCATCAAACTACTCATCGTCCATTAGCAACCCCGCATGCGTCAGCGCATCCAGCGGCGCTTTCAGAATATTGTCCAAGTCACGGCGGCGCTTATCCGGTGGCTCGGCAATAATCTTTATCGCCAGCCTTCCGGACAGGCTTAATTTCAGCCGCTGCTGGCGAACAATAAGCGCCACAGCCCGGCGATAACGCTTTCCCTCCTCCGAGATAAAATATGTGCTGCCACGGCGTCGCCAGTAAGTGTTCACCGTCGGCGGGTAAGGTAAAACCAAATCTATGAGCATCAGTCACCTCTTTTACCCAAGCACGCCAGTTGCAAAGGCGTGATCAAGAAAACGAAAAATTAAATCAACCTGAGAACCATGCTTTTCTTCGAACGCCAGCGGATCCGCATGAAGCTCGTTGTGATGCTCCCGACACAGCGGTAGCGTGAAAATATCGTGAGATTTTGTCCCCATTCCGCCCTGACCATGACCAATCAGGTGATGGGGATCGTCGGCTGGCTTACCACAACACGCACACGGCTGTGTCTTCACCCAGCGAGTGTATTTCTCGTTAACCCAGCGGCGACGTTTAGGTCGTTTCATGAAAGATTCCGGAGACTCAGGATCAACGGCAATGCTGACCACCGTCTTTTCCTGTGGTGGGTTCTGTTGCTGGTGGGCGTGAGGCAGCGGCGCAAGATTTTTTGTGCGCTGTTTCAGTATGCTGGTGGCGGTCTGCTCTCCCGGTACGATGTCGCTTTCACGGTACATGGAGCGGATTTTTTCCGCACGCAACCCCAGCGAACGACGTAATACCGCTTCCGGTAGCGCGTCCGCCACCTGATTGCGGACCGCCCACCAGGATAATTCAGCCAGAGATAATTCACGCTCCTGCGTACCGCTTATTGCGTGACCGATGACGTCAATCATCCATGCTGACAGGTTTTGATGAGCAAGTTGCTCGAGTGATTCGGATGTCTGGTCACGCAGCTGGTTGTCGCAGTGCCAGCACAACACCATTGCGCCGGTACCGTAACGGTGAATGACGGTTTCGCTGTGATGATAATCACCGTGTAGCCACTGGCAGGATTTCACGTGACGTAATAACCAGTCAGACAGTGCACCAGCGCCACCCGCAGCACGGCTCACCCGCTCATCGCTGAAAAATGGCAGTAGTGATTTATCTTCCGCCAGCGGCTGGTGAACGGCAGGTACAACCCCGGACGGCAGAGCTCGCATGCTTTTTGGTTCCGGCTCCACCAGTATTCTGCCGTTATGGAATGCTGACATTGATTCACGGCCTGGCTTAACGATAACCAGACCGAGTTCCGGTACCAGAACAGGTCGAAGTAATACCCGCACATTACCTCCAGATCCGTTGCTGGAATGTGCGGGACGGACGCGGTGGCCGTTCGGAGTAAGGGAGCCTGACGGAGATTATCCAGTGACGGTAGTCGAGGCTAAGGGCTTTTTTAACCTCGCATCCGCGCCTGCGGTAACACTGAATGAGCCATTCGGCCTGTTCTTCAGTGCATGGGGGATGCTGGTACCAGTCAGATTTGAATGCGTGAAAACACCGTCCGCGCCTGCTGGCAAAGACGGCAGAATCATCAGAATTGTATAATTTGGTATCGTGCGCCATCGGTTGTCTCTGCTGGCGCAGCAGGTGCCAGTTGTTCAGGCTGGCGTGCGAATTGTAAACCAGAATGCCAGGAAAAAACAAAACCCGCCGAAGCGGGTTAAGTGCGGGTGCGTTGAGGATGCCTGATTCATCAGAGGTGGCGAGGGATTTCTCCCTCGCCGGGTCTCTTACTCCTCAGGTTCGTAAGCTGTGAAGACAGCGACCTCCGTCTGGCCGGTTCGGATTCGTACCTCGCAGAGGTCTTTCCTCGTTACCAGTGCCGTCACTATGACGGTGATACAGATGACGATCAGGGCGATTAACATCGCCTTTTGCTGCTTCATAGCCTGCTTCTCCTTGCCTTTCGGCGCGTAAGAGGCTAACCTACATATGTCTAGCATGAAATTGGCCTCAGATTAATGTTAGGCGTCTTGCAGGACGCGTAATGTTAACTGGGGCTTTTCTCTGTCTGCCTTACGGTGGCATGCCCGAGGCAGACAGCCTCAAGCACCCGCAGCAATTCTACTTAACTCTCGCTTTACCGCAAACCGTTTTTACCCGATATGGGAATTCCCATATCGTAATGAATTCAGTTCCCTAGTCGATCCATCAAAAACACAACCAGGCAGTAAACGCCCACAACAGCAATAACAGCCAGAGCACCTTCCATTGCCAGTGAAATATCATCCGACATATTCCCTCCTTTGGTGTGAATCCCGGCGAACGTTTTTACCCCCACCGACAAATAACATATACTAAAAAATCAATAGCTATAGCAACGCCTGTAATTGCAAAGGCTTCAGGCCAGATCATTGGCGCACCTCCTGCGGCGGTTCTGGTAGCGGCATCCAGTCGGTTACATTGCGGCTCTGTGTTTCGAAAAATTCATCACCATTACGGACTACATCAAAAAACTCACCGTCTCGATATTGCGCATAAAGAACGAATGCGCCATCACATAAAATAATTACGTGCTGACCATCATCCGGCATTCGCTCACTACAGCTTATCCAACCATCCGGAGTTACCGGATAGTTGGTTGACGTTTCCGAGATTTCCCGAAAATTATTGGTTGACGAACCCTTATTTTCCCGAAAGTTTCCAGCCTGAAGCATGGCGGCGCTGTCTGGCGGGGCAGCATATAGCGGCACGTATATTTCCGGTTCCTTATCAGCACCGGGTTGCTCTTCCAGTGAGAATGTCTTTCCGGTAAATCGATTCATATAAAGCACGGGCTCTGCTTCCAGCGAAGCCTGAGCAACAAGGGCCAGTGCTAAATCCAACTCAATTGCCTCGAGAGAATTTTTGAATACTGTCTGTTTTACTGCAAATTTCATCGCCTTTACATTTTCACTAACATGACTGATTAACTGCTCTTTTGTAAAAGTGATCATCTCATTCTCCTTTGATGCGAATGCCAGCGACAATTGAAGCCTGATAGCTAATTCACTCACAGTACCGCCTCCTGAAAATTGCCCTGATAGAACGCCAGTACACGCAGCATAACTTCACTCTTCCGGCACTCGCCACAGATTATGTTCTGTTGTCTGTCGTAGCGGCGTATTTCTCCGTCTGGTAACTTTCGAATCAATGTCTGGTCGGTTGCTTTCTCCGCTGCCTTACGCCATACGCGATACACCTGTTCTGATGTAAAAACACCGTATTTACCGGGCATGTATAAATCGCCACAAGCCAGTACATCCACAAGGCAACGTCTGACTGAATGCCAGCCTGCTCCCGTCGCTCTCTCCAGTTGTGATATCGTCATGCGTTCATTTTTGCGTACCAGCCCGATAATTCGGGCCTTCAGTTCTTCACGCTGTTCGTGTGTAAAAGGTTTCGCCATAAGCGCCTCCGGCTATCACTTTTCCGATACAACACGGCGGGAAGAATCAGTAATCTGTCGAACAATATCCCGGTGCTTGTTCAGCTCCCGCAGCGCGGCGCAGACTCGCTCCCACTTCTGAACATCACTTTTCGCCCTGCGCAGCGCCAGGTTTGCCCTGCGCAGGGACGGAAAAATCAGCTCATCTGCTTGCGTTTCGGTAAACGATAGCAACGGCTGCACAATGTCCGCCACAGTTTCTGTTTTAATTTCTTCCTGTGTTGCGGCTTCCCGGACTGGTAACGCAGCACCTGCTGGCTGAGGAAAGGCCTTACCATCATTTTTCGTTACCGGCGCGGCTTTCGGATCTGCTGGTAAATTACCCCCCGACATGCAGTAACGAAATTTACCGTTCTGATTAACGCGTGCCAGCCGCCCCGTTGCGGTTACCACCGCCAGCGTGGAAGCAACCTTGCGAGTACTGACGCCGAACTTACCCGCCAGTTCCTCACACGTTTTAGCACCATCCTGACCGATAAACTCAACCATCATGTCTGCGGTAACTTTTGGAGCGACCTCTTCGGTTACCACATCCGGCGCTTCAGGTTGTAGTGCCTGCCCTTCGGTTACCCCGGCTTCACCTTCGACAGCCAGAAACCAGGTGTGACCCGTTTTATCAACAACGCCATTTTTTTTGAGTTCCCACAGTTCGTTAAGAACTTCTTCACGGCTGATATCAAGCCGCGCCGCCAGTTCAACAGAATTGGCTTTTCCCATCGCTTTCAGTGCATGCAATACAGTTTCCATCGAAAATTTACCTCGTCAAAAATTCTCACATACCCTGACGTCCAACGTTTGACCGCCAGCTCTCCCAGTTAAAATTCACCCAACGACCACCATTCATGGTCATACGGTCCATCACCCGATCTCCGAGGAGTGTGCTCATCGCTGCGTGATTCAGGTTCGTCAGCATTCCGACACTACGCATCGAAGCCGTTCTGCGGTCGACTATCTGGTTCAGCGTGACCTGCTCGTTGCGCGTATCCCGCTGCATGCCAATTTCATCAAGGACCAGAAGGTCAACTCCACAAAGCTCCTGTAAAAATTTTTCCCCGGACTGGCCGTTGTCGTAGCCGTCATGCAACACGCTCATGACATCGGACACGGTGACGATAATCACGCTTCTCCCCTTCGCCATCAGCCGATTGCCAATCGCTGCTGCCAGGTGATTTTTACCGGTACCAGGTTTACCGCTGAACACGAAGTTTGTACATCCGGTCATCAATTCATCGGCAATGGATTTCGCCTGGCTCAGAGCATGGCGCTGACCGTCGTTCTGCACCCGGTAGTTCCCTAATGAGCACTTCCTGTGAAGCGGCTGGATGCCCGCACGGTTCAGGATTTTTTCAACCCGCACCTGATGATTCAGGCGGTTAATCTCCTCGCTGCGTTTTCGTCCTTCAGCAAGTTGCCATTCCCGCCACTCCTCCAC